GGCCGAGCTGCTCGGCGACCAGCGCATCCACCTGCGTGGACTCCACTACGCCATCACCATGCACACCTCGCCGATCATCAAGCCGAACGGCGAGCGGTACGTCAACGACGACAAGAACTGGGAGTGGCTCCAGAACGGCCCGGCCAAGGACGCCCGGTGGCTCGGCTACCTCCCGTTCGACCAGATCACCGACGAGCGCAACGCCGCCCCGGTGACCCGCATCTGGACCCCACGGGAACCCCGGCCGTACCTGAGCGTTGACGTCGATATCGACGTCCCCGACCTCGACGACCTGATGCCGAGCGTGGGCGTGGCCAACTTCGACGGCGTCCAGCCCTACAAGCTCGTCCTGTTCGGTGAGAAGTCGAGCCTGGAACCGATCCTCGGCCCCATCGCCTCGACCTACAAGGCGGACCTCTACCTCCCAACCGGCGAGATCAGCGACACCCTCATGTACCAGATGGCCAGGATCGGCGCCGACGACGACCGACCGATGGTGGTCGTCTGCTTCAGCGACGGCGACCCTGCCGGCTGGCAGATGCCGATCTCGATCGCCCGCAAACTCCAGGCACTCAAGGCCCTCGGCGACATCGAGGCCCCGGTGGAGGGCGACTACGGCTACACCACCACCCGGGTGATCAGCCTCGGCGACCTGGACTTCCAGGTCTACCGGGCCGCGGTCCTACCCGACCAGGTGAGGGAGTACGGGTTGCCATCATCCCCCCTGAAGGCGACTGAGAAGCGCGGCGATAAGTGGCGGGAGGCAACCGGCCTGGACCAGACCGAGGTCGACGCGCTGACCACGCCGGCGATGTCCGACACCCTGCGGCAGATCGCCCGGGATGCGCTCGACCCGTTCTACGACTGGACCCTGGACCGCCGGGTGATGGAAGCCCAAGACGACTGGGAACAGGAGGCCGCCCGGATCGCAACCGAGGTCATCGGGCCGGAGCAGCTGGGCCGCATCCGCCGGGCCGCGACCGCCCAGCTGGCCGAGATCCGCGAGCAGGTCGACGCACTCCAGGAGGCCATGCAGATCGACGCCTCGGATCTCCAGCTCCCGACCCCGGTCGTCCCGACCGCCGAGCTGAACGGACACGAGTACCCCTTGCCATTACTCGACTCGGCCTGGTCGTTCGCGCAGCAGTGCCGGCGGCTGCTGGACTCCAAGGCCTACCGTCCCCCGACGGCGTGACGGGTCATGAACTACCCGGCCATGCGGTGGGCCGTCGAGGACTGCCAGCTCGACGGCGCCGCCAAGCCGATCCTGTTCGTCATCGCCTACCACGCCGACCGGGACACTGGGCTGTGCTGGGCCGGGCAGCGCCGCATCGCCCGAGAGGCCGGCGTCACCCGAACCCATGTCCAGCGGGTCATGTCCCGGCTGGTGCATGACGGCATCTTGGAGGTCGTCGAGCAGGGATCAGGCACAGCACCGCGGATCGTCCGCATCGCCCCCGCCTGGGTCGAGGGTGAGGCCAGCGCCAGCGGGATGGTTGAGGGCGAGGCGACCGCTTCCGGCATCGTCGAGGGCGAAGTTATCCACAGCCCTAGCTCTAGTGGCCACCTCATGTGGCCACAAGGCTCCGAGCACGATGAGCTAGTGGCCACATTGCTCCGCGGTAGTGGCCACATGAGAGCGCCGGAAGCCGATCTAGTGGCCACATCGGGCGAAGCTAGTGGCCACATCGCAAGGCAAGCAAAAAACGCTGTGACCAGCGCAAAGGCCGGAATGTCCGAGTCACAAGGTTATAAGCAAGGTTTTGAACTTCAAGATCAGAAACAAGTGCTCGACAACGCCAGCTCAGCCGCTGACGCGGCTGGCGTCGTCGAGGCGCAGGAACCCCCACCATCGGTCCTGGCCAATCTCGAACAGCGCGGCCTGCGCCCCCAACCCCAACCGGCGCCCAAGCCCGAGCAGCAACCCCGCTCCCGTGAGGAGCAGCTCGCCTACCTCAAACGCATCGCCGCCGAGGACGAAGCCAAGGCCAAGAGCGGCCAGGAAGGGAAGGAACCAGCATGAGCGAAAACGAAACCGGCATCCCCTGGCTCACCGACCCACAACGGACCTTCCTCGCCCACCTCACCACCCTCTGCATCCAACGCCAGCTCAAGCCCGAACGCTCCTACCGGCGTGTGGCCGAGGCCCTGCAAGACATCGACGCCGCCGGCCAGATCGAGCTACGCGCCGACTGGCAAAACGTGTGGGTGCTCGTCCGCGGCGAATCCATCGTCCATGCCGAACGCGACTGGCTGGAGCGGGCATCGGCGAAGTGGAACACCGCCGGGAGCAACTAGTACGTCCGGCGTAGTATCCTTCCCCTTGTCTACTGTCTAGGTGGGAAATGCTCGAGGTGGCACTGTGCCGTTGCTGGACGACCTGAGAGGGCAGCGGGACAGCGCCCGCGCCGGTAGTGATGCGATCCTGACCCGGGCCGCCAGTGAGGGCCGCGACCTGACACCCGAGGAGCTGGCCACCTACTCCCAGCAGGTGACGGCCGAGCGGGAAGCGAACGACGCCATCGAACGCGAGCACGCCCGCCAGGTGGCCGAGGTCCGGGCCATGGCCACCCGCCGCAACGGCCCCACCCTGACGCGGGAGGCCGCCGAGACCGCCCGGGCGTTCCGCTCGGCCATCTTCGCCAAGAACCCGGCCCCCATCGAGGTCTACGCCCAGCAGCTCGATGACGAGTGGCCCGAGGACGTGCCGGAGCCTGTCATGGGCCGCGCCGGGCGGGTCAGGTTGCACACCAGAGACACCTTGAAGTCGACGGCGACCCAGGCGCTGGGCGTGGACGTCTACGGGCGGATCGTCCAGCACATGGTCGAGACGTCCAGCCTCATGAGAGCCGGCGCCACCGTGGTGACCACCGACACCGGCGAGGACCTGGTTGTCCCCCGGTCCACCGGGTTCGTCACCACGAACATCATCGCCGAGGGCGCCCAGATCACCGAGAGCGACCCGGCCCTGGGCACCGTGACCTTGAAGGCGTTCAAGTACGCCAACTACTTCGAGATCAGCCAGGAGCTGGCCAACGACACGCCCACGAATCTCCTCGACTTCCTGGCCCGCCAGGCGGCCCTGAGCCTGGGCCTGGGCACCACCGGCTACGGGGATGACCTCATCAACGGGGCCGGCACGACCGAGCCCCGCGGGCTGCTGCTGGACGCCGCCACCGGGGTGACCGGCCCCACCGGCACGGGCACGACCCTCGGCACCCAGGGCACCGTCAACCAGGGCACCGACGCCCTCTGGAACCTGATCGGGTCGGTGGCCGAGCCCTACGCCGAGTCCGACTCGGCCGCGTTCCTGATGCGCAACGCCTCCAACGTGACCGTGCGCAAGCTCCGGGACACCAGCGGGCAGCCGGTCAATGGCCTCACCGATCGGCGCTCGATCCTGGGTTATCCCGTGTACGTGGACCCCTTTATGCCAGCGATGGCCAACACAGCCGAGTCAATTGCATTTGGGGCGATGGATCGGTATTTCGTCCGCATCGTGAATGGAATTCGTTTTGAACGTTCGGACGAATTTCGATTCCAGAACGACCTGATCGCCTTCCGCTGCATCGTCCGCCTCGACGGCGCCCTGATCGACACGAACGCGGTCAAGACGTTCGTGAACACGACCTGAGCGATGCGCTGGCCGTGGCAGCAGCGGCACGACCGGGACCTGTTCCAGGTCGGCGCGATCCCCATTGCCTCGACCTATGCGGCGGTGCCGGTCTCACCGACCACGGCCATGCAGCACTCGGCAGTGTGGGCGTGCACCAACCTGATCGCCGGGTCCATCTCGACCTTGCCGCTGGCCGCCTACCGCCGCGGCGATGAGCAGCCGCTGCCCGACCTGCCGCCCATCCTCCGGGCGCCCTCGGCCGGCTGGTCCCTGCCTGAGTTCATCTACGCGGTGCTCCAGTGCCTCCTCATCAGGGGCAACTGCTACGGCCTGATCGTCGACCGGGCCGGCGCCGGCCTCCTACCGAGTCAGGTCGAGCTGCTGGCGCCTGAGCGCGTCGGCATCGACGTGGCCGACGGCCTCGTGTACCGGGTCGACGGGCAGCGGGTCGACACCGCCAGCATCTGGCACGTCCGGGCGTTCACCACCGCCGGCAACGTCGTCGGCCTGTCGCCCATCGCCCACGCGAGGCAGGCCGTGGGCTTGGGCCTGGGCGCCGAGCGGTACGCGGCCAAGTTCTTCGGCGAGAACGCCATCCCCTCGGGCATCCTCACCACCGACCAGGACATCAAGCCCGGCCGAGCCCAGGAGATCAAGGAACGCTGGGAGGCCCGCCACCAGGGCCGCCACGGCACCGCCGTGCTCGGCAACGGCGCCCGCTTCCAACCGGTCACCATCCCCCCGGAGCAGGCCCAGTTCCTGGAGACCACCCAAGCCAACGTCCGCACCATCGCCCGCTACTTCGGTGTCCAGCCCGAGCTGATCGGCGCCGACAGCGGCAACAGCCTGACCTACGCCAACGTCGAGCAGCGGGCGCTGGACTTCCTCACCTTCGGGTTGCGGCCCTGGCTGGTCCGCCTGGAGACGGCCCTGTCCGCCCTGCTGTCGTCGACCACGACCGTCAAGTTCAACGCCGCCGCGCTGGTGAGAACCGACCTGCTCACCCGCTACCAGGCCCACGAGAGCGCCATCCGGGCCGGCTGGAAACTCCGCTCCGAGGTCCGGGAGCTAGAGGACCTCCCACCCATCGCCGGCATCGACGACCAGCCCGAACCCGGAGGTACCGTCGCATGATCCACACCCGCCAATTCGCCAGCTCCCTGGTCATTCGGGACAATGGCGACGGGCGGACCCTGGTCGGCCCGCTTCTCCCGTGGGGCGTTCGCGCTCGCGTGGTCGACCGGGGCCGCCTCGTCACCGAGACCTTCGAGCGTGGCGCCCTCGCCGGCACCGACCCGGCCAAGGTGCCGTTGACGGCCACCCATCCTCGCGACGCCGGCACCCTGCCCATCGGCGTGACGGTCGAGCTGGAGGACCGGGCCGATGCCGCCTGGGGTGCCTGGCATGTCTCGGACACCCTGCTCGGGAACGAGGTCCTGGAGCTGGCCAGGGACGGGGTGCCGCTGGGCTTGAGTATCGGTTTCGCTGAGGTATCTGGGGGTAGCCGCTGGTCGGCCGACCGCCAGCGGGTCACCAGGACCAGCGCGGCGCTGGACCACGTGGCCGTGGTACGCGTGCCGGCCTATGTGGGCGCCGGGGTGGTGGGCGTGCGCGGGGACACGGCGCCACGCCCCACCCCGGTCCTGCTCATGCTGCTGGGTCGCCGTGGGTAAGAGCAGCGCCTACTACAGCGCACCCCAAGGGGCCAGGCGCCAGCCGTGGTCATGCATCGGCTGTAAGAAGCCCATCGTCTGGGGCGACCGCTGCGAAGCCTGCAAGAAGGAACTACGCCGCCGCGTAGCCCGCAAGCGCCGATGACCCGCTCCCTGCTCCGCGCCTGCCTCGACTGCAAGCAGGCAGTACGAGGCAAGCCACGATGCCGAGACTGCCAAGCCCGCATGGACAGGATCAAGGCAGCCAAGCGACCAGACCTCCACAACGATACCCGAGAACGAGAGCGACGGCGGCGTGCGGTGGCCGACCACCGCGCCATCGTGGGCGACTGGTGCCCCGGCTGGCAGGGCCGCCCCGCCCACCCCTCCGCCGACCTCACCGCCGACCACGTCAAGGAAGTAGCAGCCGGAGGGCCCGTCCACGGGCCGCTGGTCGTCCGTTGCCGCGCCTGCAACACCGCCCGATCCATGCACATCATCCGCCGGTTCCTGACCACCACGAGACCCAACGACCCCTCGCCAGCCGAACGGCCGATTACACACCTCGACGGCGACGATCCGGGTCCGGTGGCCGCGTGAGGACGCCGCTACTCG